CGGTGTTATGTCTTTAGTTGTTACCATGCAAGTCAAATTGTTTTAGTTCGTAAGGAAAGTTTTCCTCATTATAGATATTTATTCTTTCTTTCAAGTGTTCCAACGTGTAATTATCACATTGTAAATCATCTGCTATATCGAATAATCTCATACTATCTTTACCCTCTACTTTACGAAGACCTCTACCGATTGATTGTAAATTTCTTATTCTTGATTTAGAAGGACTTGCAAATACTATATTATCAATTCTTTTAATGTTTACACCTGTAGAGAATGTTCCGTATGATGCAAGTATAACACTTGATTTACTCTTCTCTACAATCTCTCTAACTGCCTCTCTATCTGCCGTATCAGTTCCACCGTATACATAGTGTAGATCATCTACTCTGCCATCTAACATAGGATATAGTACTTCACCATGCTTTTCTACATATTGAAATAGCACTAATGTATTACCTTTTAACGAGGCGACTAAATTAGTTATAAATGAATTACGTTCTTCTGAAGATACGAGATAATCCATCTCTTCTTGGTATGACATAGTATGACACTTTTTATGTTTTAGTACAATACAGTCTATATTAATATTTGCGATTGTACCCTCTTCCATAAGTTCTGATGATGATATAACTTTTTTACATGGACCAAATAATCCTTCAAGTTGTAATCTATGTACTTCTGATCCGTCTAAAGTACCTGTGGTGCCTATACGTATAGAAGTCTTTTTCATCTTCTCTAAAATACCTTTGAGTGTTTGTGCTTTGAATAAATGTGCTTCATCTCCTACCACCACTTCGAAACTTTCCAAGACATCTTTAGGCGCCTTACTAAAACTTTGCCATGTAGTGATGGTGATGTCCGAATCAAATACTTGCTGACCCGAATAAATTTTACAAATCTTTTTATCATATCCATATTCTTCGAAATCCTTCGCCATCTGTTCTACTAATGACGTTGTTGGTACTATAATTACTGTTTTCTTATCATACCACCTTGCTAATAGATATATTATTAAAGATTTACCAGATGCAGTAGGAGACAATAATAATTGTCTGCCATACTTGATTGAAGTCTCTACTGCTTCCATTTGATAATCTCTAGGTTCAAAAGGTAGATTATATTCTTTCATGAAATATTTTTTCAGATCAAATTTAATATCTGTTTTCTCACCTATTACATCATTTATTCCTTCAAAATCAAATCCTCTTTCTCTACAAAACTCATCTACATATGGTAATAGACCAATGTATATTTGATTTGTTTTTATAGAAAAGAGTCTGACTTTCCCGTCCCAAAATTTCTTTTTATAAGACGGCATAAACTTTGCATTTGGTACAGTAAATGAAAAAAAGTCATAGAGATCCCTTGCGAGACCATCATCGCAATTGACTTTCATGAAGACATCGTTGATCTTCTCTACTGTTACTTTAGACATGCCTCGGTCCGTGAAACCAACTTACTAATGATATTCTAGTACCACGGGTCACGGGTTTGACTTGATGATACATGTATGAAGGAAATACTATTAATGACCCTCTTTTCTTTGCACTAAAGGGGACTGTTTGTACATGTTCATCTACATTGAATACTCTAGGGTTAGTAGATAATTTATCAAATACACCATTCGTATCAATGTATTGAAAGTTACCACCCTCGTAATCATCTGGATCAGATAATTGTATTGTTGATGAAAGTTTTCTGATATAACCTGGTCTTTGACCTTGATCAAAAGGTCCTGAATCTTGATGCCATGTGTAATGATCTCCTGGAACTGCACTTCCATCTTTTACTGCTTTTGCCCAATCTTCATCGTATTCTTCTCTATGATGATATACAGTAAACTGATGATGCTCTACTTCGTCCCATTGAAAATTCCAACCACAAGATTTGTTCAATGTGTTTATACCTGTTGTAATCTTGTTATCTAATTCTTCACCCATCATGCCGTGTTCAATCCACTTTACATCTGATTGTCTGATTTTAGAGTCTCTTTTACCAGTAACTACTTCTTCGCCATCAGCATCGATTTGTTTACCAGCACCCCCAATCATTCCTGGGTCCCATGCTAATCTTTCCGCTGTTCCTAGAATGAGATCACATTCTTGAGGTGTTAAAAACTCTGGTATTATTCCTATTGGGTTGAGATAATTCATTATTGACCTGCCATAAATTTACGCCATTCGATAGTATTCTTTATAGTCTGATGTCTCCAAGTGATATTGTCCATACATCTTTTTATAAAGTCTACTACTTCTGTTAAGTATTCTATTTGTGCTCTGATCTTCTGTAGATCAGGATCAGCATCAAAAAATACGTTCATATCATTCTTCATTATTTTTAATCCATCAAAAGGATCAGGATTCCACCCTAACTCTTTGATTCTATCATCGTCTAATTTACCATTAAACCATAACCACTTATCTTTTCTAAGTATCTGATACTTGAATTGTAAATTTTTTAAACTGATAATATTGTTTGTTAAAAGTTCTGAATATTTTGCATGGAGTTTAGGAACATCGAGTGATGATTTATCTAATTCAATATCATCGATCTCAACATCTTTCTTCCATTCTGCTTTGATTTCATCTAATGTCATAATTAAAAATCCAATTTATGCTTATAGTATAGCATATTTATTGTGATTTATGAAGTAGTTTTTATTTCGTAATATGTGAATCTAAAAGAAACAGTTGCAATCACTGGTTCTGCATCTGCGCCACTCTCTAATTCTATACCACTTAGAGAGATAGGAAATGCATCGTGAAATCTGAAGAATCTATTTGGAACGTTCTTATTAGTATTCGTTACAAGTGTTATATCTGAGTATTGATTTAGATCAGCATCTATTGATGCTAATTGATTTGTACCCGTAACTGCTGTATCTGTATATGTTCCAAATGCAGATGGGTCAGATACAGGAACAATTTTGTCCATCCAATCATATATTTCTTTGAAGTTTTCTAAATCTTCGTCTACTAAAAAGTTTACATCTAATGTATCGAAAGAAACTTTATCACCAGGGAAGAATGCATTTAGACCAACTCCAGCGGCCTGTTCTGTCTCTGAAAATGTTAGACCAGGTATGTTGACACTTCGTACGTAGTATTCTACGTTTGGTACTTTGTCTACTAAGAGACGAAAGTTGTTCTTATTTAATATTGATTTGTTAATTTGACTCATATATCTATTTATATAAATACAATTATGAAGATATTCGTATCTATTGCTTCGTTTATGGACCATCAACTTGAAGAGACGATTGATTCATGTTTAGATAATGCAAGATTTCCAAACAGAATTAATATCGCAGTCTGCGATCAGTCAAAAGAGTTCAATCAAACTGTACACGACAAAGTAAAATATTATACATTTATGGACTACAGATCAGCAAGAGGTCCATGTTTTGCTAGGCATTTATTACAAACAATAATGCAAGACGAAGAATATTATTTACAAGTCGATTCACATACTTTATTTGACAAAGATTGGGACTTAAATCTTACAGATCACATTGATAATCTAGGCAATAATGCAATTATCTCTACATATCCTTTAGATCATGGCGATGACGAGTCTAAAAAAGATTGGACTTGGACTTTAGTAGTAGATAAAGATCAACTATTTGATCGTCATACTTATTTTAATACACAAAGAGGTGCTAATAAATCTAAAACTATTCACAAAGGTTTTTTATTGGCCGCTGGTTTCTTGTTTTCTCATAGATCATTTGTAGAACAAGTTCCCTACGACCCTGTGTTTTACTTCTCAGGAGAAGAACCTAGTCTCGCCCTAAGAGCATTTACGCATAACTTTGACATATATCATATACCTGATGTACCAGTGAGACACAATTACGTCAACAATGGTGAAAGACCATTACATTGGGAAAGAGATGATGAATGGAAAAGACTACAGATCATATCAGAAAATAGATTCTCTGATCTTGTAGAAGATAGATTGCGTGGTTCTTATGGACTAGGGTTCCAGAGATCAGTATCAGACTACAGAAGATTCTGTGGTATAGATTATCCAAATCGTGCTATCGTTTCTGATATTGCGTTTGGAGATTCGACCCCTGGAACCTCTTAGTTATTTCTCGTTAACAAACTCGTTGAGTTGTCTTGCAACACTAATAACTTCTTCAGTCGATACAAACTGATCACCGTAAGGTTTTCTGTCATTTGGGAAGTTGTTATTGTGTTCTACAATCGCCTCATTTGATCTATAGATATTACCTTCTAATAGACCCTGTGCTTGATTGAGTAAGTCTGCTCGGATTTCAAATCCTGATTTTGGTTGTGTCATAATTCCTCCTGTGTGTATGTGTGTTAATGACCTTATATTTAGTGTAAAAAAACTTAACTTTTTTTCTAAAAAGGTTGACAATGACCCTCAAAAAAGAGTATACTTATCTTGTTAGTTCGAAATAGTAGTTTAATCAACTATCTTCTAGAGAAGCAACAAGACCAATTGATGATTGTGAGTTTGAAGTTCGATAACAGACCCCGATGGGAACTACTGAAAAGTACTGGATCGAAGTCGGGGTCGCACCAAGAGTGCTAGAATCACAACTAGTATAATCACGAAGTGAGGTTCATATCGCAACGGCAGTTGGATATGTCAGACCTTGGGAAGTAGTCTTCCCCTCTGAAAAGAGAAATGAAATTCGACTTGTGCATGAGTGATTAGTGATTCTAGAACACTCTTTTTTTTTGGCATAAAAAAAAGAGGTCTCGAAAGACCTCTTTTAGTGAATCAAAGATTCTTACAGAATGTTAGATACTGCTAATTTTCTGTAGTATTGGTTAGAACCGTCAGATGCTAAACCATTGCTTGGTGTTGATCCAACAAATGGGTTTGATACCATTCCGTATCTTGTTTTAAACCCGATTTTTGGTTGGAAAGTGTTCTCGCCAACTGCTCTCACCATTTGTAGTGGAACGTATGGACAATAGAACATACCAGCATCGTATGGATTACTTCCTCTATAACCAACTGTTAAGTAGTCTGAACCAGCATATGGGTCAACGTATACTTTAACTCTTCCGTTTAAAACACCAGCAAATGTGTTGCCTGTGTCATCAACGTTTAAGTTAGTTGATAGAGCAGGTGTGTAATCTAATACTCCTGCCATTGATAGAGCAGATGCTACATCACTAGAACAAAGGATAAAGTTACCTTTTCCTCTTCTTGTTTCTTTTGCGATTGTATTACTTTCTCTTTCAATTTGGAATAATAGTCCTTTGAATTTCTCAACTGACCATCTTCCGTTTGCATCAACGTCTAAGTTGAAAGTACCAGCACTTGCTGTTGCTGCCGCACCAGTTTTTGCTTGGTTGTTTACTTCTCTTACAACTTCTCTGTTGATTTCTGCTAATATTTCAGCAGACAGAATATTTGCTAATTCTGATTCTGCATCAAGACCGTGGATTGCTTTTAAGTCTTGTGCTAATTCAAGAGTGTATTCTGCTTTTAATGCTCTGGAAACAGCAGTCACAGT